TTCTGGAAAAGCCGCACGAGACTCCTGTTTGTCCCGGGGATCTGTTCCACGGTAAAACTGCCGGGATCTACCATCCCATGTACTTTCATGGTATCACTCCTTTATGCCGCCACATAAGGCGGATATAATGCTTGAAGCCGCCTGCATTCCTTTCGGACGACCTTCTTCAAATCGAACATCGTCTTCGGTTGGTAGTACCGCTCCAGTATCTGTTGGCTGTTGCATTTGCGAAGCTGCCCAAGCCGCGAAATCAAGCCGGATGCTCTCTTGAATGAGATGACCCGGTTCCGATCTCGTCGATAGTAGTACAGATGCAGCGATTGTTTCAGCCGGAACAGATTATGTTTCCGAAGAATCGTGTACCCGCGACCAAACCGATAACCAAGAGCGGATGGCATTCTTGGCCGGCGATGCCGCTGCTTTTTCTCGGGCAGCATCTCATGGGCTTTAGCAACCAGAGGTGTGAAGCCCACCCGGAAGATCTGCCAGTTTCCCTTCAGCTTCAATCCGACTGCGGCCAGCCAGACCTTCATGTCCTCCAACAGCTTCCTCAGCTTTCGCTTGTTGGAACCGAAGATGGTAAAGTTGTCCATCTGCCGCAAATAGTGACTCACGCCATACTTCTTGTCGTGAATCATCAGGTCTAACGGCTGGATTGTAAGGTGCAGGAACCATGCGGAGAAGAATGCGCCAATCAGCACGCCGTACTCCATCATGGCGTCACACAGCCAAAGGGTTTCCCGATCCTTGAAGAGCCGCTTCAGCGCATTGATGACATACGCCGGGTCCAGTTCCTCGAAGCAGTGGTAAATGTCACACTCCAAGGCATATTTGGTACCAATGGGGTCGTCATCCATCCACTTCTTCAGCGCCTTCACGCCATAGGAGTTGCCCCGACCTTGAACGCTTGCAATACAGTAACGGTCCATACCCCGCATGATGTGCGGAATCATGACCTGTAAGGCCGCGTGATGGACGCACTGGTCCGGCCATAACAGGGGCTCGTTGATGTCTCGCCATTTCCCTCGCCCGTTGTCTCCGTTCCGGTCCCAGCGCCGTCGCTTGATAGGTTTGTTCATATGGGCGTCTCCGCTCACCAGGTCCTCGATGAACTTGTGAAGCTCCTTCACATAGTCGTCCAGGTTTGCCTCGATTTCCAGCACCTTCTTGTTCAGGCTGTGGTCGCCATTGCGCCGGTGACTGCGGCAGACCTCCTGGATGGCAAGACGCAGATTTTCCTCAGAGAGAATTTGTTGGTAAACTCGAACTCGTTTCATCAGGGATATGTTTTCCTCCTTGTAGCCTCACAACTGTTCCATCGCCGCGGGGTGTTCCGAGGCGAGACCCGGCCCGAAGTGTACTAAGCTGTGTCCTGTCGGCTCATCTTCAGCCAGTGCTGCGCGGTCAACGATGCGTAATAGAAAGGGTGAGGAACCCTGACTACCTATAGGAGGTTTAGCCTGTGGCTTATCAAGGATGCGACAGCCGATGTTGGTGTTCGTGTTCGACGTACCGTTGTAGTTGACGTAGAACGGCCCGTGATTCTGGTTCTGGTTATAGTTACCGCCGTGGTGCAGGCATGGGTTACTGGCGTTGAAGTTCCAGTTATCCGGGACATCGTCTGCTGCAAAGTTGACCCCGCGCTTCCCTTTACCAAAAGAAAAGCGATTTTTTAAGAGCGTTTCAGCTCCATTTTGAATTGTTCAAAGGCGTAGAGTTGGGGGAAGGGACTGCGGTCCCCTCACCCCAAACCCCTTCCTCTATCAGGGGAATCACGCCGCCTTCGGCGGGCGTTCCTGGAGGCGACAGCCGATGTTGGTGACCGCGTACGACGTACCGCTGTAGTCGACGTAGAACGGCCCGTGATCCTGGCTCTGGTAATAGTCACCGCCGTGGTCCAGGCATGGGTAACTGGCGCTGAAGCTCCAGTTATCCGGGACATAAGTGCTGTCACTGCCGCCGGTTGTGGCCGGACGAAGCGCCCACTCGAATCCACTTTGTGTCGGAACTGCCATATCGTTCGGATAACCACTCGAAGGCATGGAACCAATCAGTGTGCCATTTGCGTTATCACTGAACTTGCTTGGGTTCAAGATGACATTCAGGCCGTTACTGTTGTAATAACAGCCGTCCATCCAGTCATAGACGTTGTCCCACCAGCCCTCAATGTTGCGATACTGGGTGTACCCGTAGGTAGTCCGATTGGCCGCTGTAGTGCCGGTGTGATACTTCATAGCGTCCGTCTTGCCGTTGTTCTCCTTGGAGCCGGCGGCGGAACAGCCGTAGCCGATCGTCTTCTGACCATTCCAATCAGCAAACTCCACCAGATACAGCATACCCACATACCACATCTGGGCGAAGTCCATCTGCCAAATGTTAGTCCCCAAATTATGGATACTGGTACGAGCCGCACTTCTGGTGATACTGATCTGCTGCGCCTTGTTGGTCTCCGACTTGTAGGTGCCGGAGGCGCAGTGATACCGGGCAATGTAGGAGAAGTTCAGTTCGCCGAGACCATCGCCGCGATCCATGTTCACCGGGTCCACATGGAATCCCTCAACAGGACCATCCGCAATCTGGAGCTTCAGCTTCTTGCCCGTCTTGGTCCACTTGTACCAATACTTGGGCTCCTTGACCATCACGCCGCCGGTACGGGTCTCCTTGACCATGCCGGCCCAGGGCATCAGATTGTCAAAGGGAGAGGAGCCATTACCGTTGTTCACAGCCGGATTAGGATCGCTGAACCCGGCCGCTGCGTCGGTGCGGGTGCCCTTGGTGGGGCCGCTACTGGTCCAATCCCATTCCACGCCGTAGATGGTGACGAATTGTGCCTTGACCGGAACATCCTTATCCGCCGGGGCAAGGTAGTTGGCACTCTCGGCAACTTTGACTTTGATGGTCGCAGTGCCGGTAGTATCGCCAACGCTGTTGACAGTTACCTCACCGGTGGTCTGGTTGATGGCGCCGATGGTAGCGATCTTGGTGTCGCTGGAGGTGGCGGTGATAGTACCGTCGCCCTTCCGGCTGACAGTAAACTTTCCGCTCTTGTTAGCAGTGTTCAGCGTAATCGAAGTGGGGCTCACCGTAATGGCGTTATTGCCCTTCCCAATGGCCCAGGAAACGATCTTGGCATCCACCGTACCATCCGCCCACTGATAATTGGACGTGGGGGTGAACGAGGCCGTGTAAGCCGTTCCAGCGTTGATCTGGGCCTCCACACTTAACGTCATCTTGGCGGCGTCATAGTTGGTGTCCCAGGTCGGAGTTTTGGGATTACCGTCGTACTTCGGAGTGCCGCTTTGGGCAGGGACATTGGTGATGGTAGCCCGGCCGATGACCCACTTGACGGTCTTATTGGCTGTGGTGCCATCCGACCACATACCTGCCAGCAAAGAGAATGTAGCCGTATGCTCGCCGGCATCCGTAGCAGGCGTGACCTGTACGGTACAGTTCTCCGTATCGAAGTTATCCCACTGAGGCGTCTGGGCTGCTCCCGTATAGGTGAGAGAGCCCTTTTGCGTCGGGATAGGGACGATGACGCTGGAGATAGTCCAGGTAGCGGTCTTCATATCAGTAGTGCCGTCCCACCACTGATAGTTGTCGGTGGGAGTAAACTCGGCAGTGTAGTCGCCGGCCTCGGTTCCGAATCGGTCACCGCCGATAGTGAGCTGACCTACAATGTAACCGTCCCAAGTAGGAGACTTGGGCGTGCCGTCGGCGGCCAGAGCGTTGTTCTGTGTAGGCAGTGCCGGGATAACCGCTCTGCTAATTGTCCATTCCGCCTCGGCCTCATTACTCCCATCAGGGAATACATAGCCGTAGACCAGAGTGAACTTGGCGGTATAGTTGCCGGCGTTGACTCCATCAGTCGTTCCGCCCAACGCCATTTTGACGGAGTCATACCCGTTCCAGATGGGCTGCTTAGTGCCGCCGTCATAACTGGGGGCGTCTTTCTGGGTGGGAATGGGCACCTCAATAGGATCGACCGTCACTGTCAGACTGGTGGATTTGGTAACCCCCTCAAAGGTGTAATCCAGATTCACAGCCTGCTGACCCAGCGTGGAGAACTCCGTGGTGGGATAACTACACCCTGTGGCGGCAGACTTGGAACCGTCCGAAAATGTGGCGGTCACAACCATTCCATGGGGGTCGAACTTCTCCAGGTAGTTATAGGTCATCTTGGTCGGATTGGTGGTAACCTCGATGGATACCAGGACTTTCTCTACAGTCACAGGCGTACTCGCCGTCTTAGTGGTGCGGCCCTCAGTGTAGGTGATAGTGACCTCGGTAACGCCGTCAGTCAGGACGGAGGGGGTCACAATGTATCCGGTCACGTCCGAGGTGATGCCATAGCCATAGCTGGCAGTGACCACCATACCAGTGGGGTCAAAGCTCTCCCCGGACTTATAGGTTGTCTTGATAGGGGGCTTGGTGATGGCGAGGCTTGCCAACTTAAGGCCGCCACTTCCTCCACCACCGCCGGTCAGGTTAAATACCTTGCCGACATTGGGGTTCTCACTCATTCTGTCTCAACCTCCAGACGAAGAATATTCACGGCCAGATCCTTGTCGGGCGGAACCTCGCACCGAAATACGATCTCGCCGTCTTTGATGACGTTATCAGCTTTAATGCCCGTGTCGCTGCAATCCATAAAGCAGTCGGCATCGCCGCATTGAAGGTAGCAATAGCCGCTGTTCGCTAAGAGGGACGGATGCTTGACTGTCTGTGCTCTGCCATTCCAGTTGGCGACAGGCAGAGTGACAGGAATGAGATGCCCGTAACCGTCTGCGACCAGTGCCGCCAATGCAGCAATACCGGCAGCAGAATCAGCTTTCGCTCTGAGGGCCATCATTTTAAGCTGCCCAACAGTAGTCATTTTGTTCTCTGCCATGCGTTTATCTTCCTTTCAAAAGATGGAGGGGAACAGGAAATCCCATCCCCCTCTCAGATTGCTCAAGGCTCAGTGACCTCGGGAGTCTCAGGATTGGTCTGAGCAGTACCGAAAACCTCGTCCAGCATGGCGCTGATCTCGGCGTCCTCGGCCATCACAATGCCGGCCAGCTTCTCCTTATCCGCATCGGGATACAGACCAGCGCCGTCCTCCTTCTGAACGTATCCTTCCAGGTCCATCTTGGTGCTGCCCACATGCTCCACCTTGCCGTCCAGAACCATGTACTCGTCGTACACGTCGTTCTCATCGGAGTTGTCCTTGGGCACCAGATAGATGAACTTGTCCGCTCCCTCAGCGGCAGGGTCAATGTCGGCCAGAGCAGTCACCTTCTTCTTGGTAAGATGCTCGGAGGCAGCCACAGCCTCGGCAATGGCGGGGCCGATATCGACGCCCTTATTGGCAACAGCCAGGGCAGTGCCGTTGTTCTTGATCTCGGTGATGACATTGGGCTCGCCGCCAACGGTGGCAATATCATCCACCCGCTCAGACAGCTTGTCCACTTTGGTATCGACCTTGTCGATCTCGGTCTTGGTACGCTGAGCCAGCATCTTCAGCTGGTCGAGAGTAGTGTGCTTAGACATGTTCATGTCCCCCTTAAAAATATTTGTTTACGGCCATCAGCCGAAAACATCGTCGAGAAGGTCACTGACCTCTTTATCAGTGGCCGTATTGCTGGGAAGCTCCTCGGGATTATCCGAGGGGTCGGTTTTTGTACCAAAAGCAGTATTCAGCGCATCGCTGACTTCCTGATCGGTCGCTGTCTCACAGACGCTGTTCTTGATTTCCTTAAAGACCTCGGCCAAGGTTTTACCCTCGAATCCAGCGGCAGAAAGGTCACCAATGGCGGCCATGATTTCGGAATATACATCATCCGGAGAAGGGCTCCCCGAAGAGCTGCCCATGTTCATGGTAGCATCCGGGATAATCATGCTGCCGACGCACCAGACGGTCCCCTTACGCTCTTCACCTTTTACGCCATACACACCGACTTTGAGCTTGACACTTCCATGCTTCAGGCATTCGGCCGGAATAGCGCACCGGTCTTCCGTCAGGGCAACGATGACGCTGGCGGGGCCTGCTTCAAAGATGGCCGTCTTGGAGTACCCGTCCCAGCTCTCAGCGAAGTTAAACTCCGCCTCATAGGTTTTAGTCGAGTTTTGCCGAAGGGTATCGTCCTCGACAATGACGGCCCATGTGTCCAAAATATTAATCTTCAAGCATCACACCTCCTTATCATGTTGTTCCATTGGCAGACAGTTCAAAGCGAATTACATTCACAGTGATGTCCTCCGACGGATCAGTATCGTTCTTGAACGTGATAAAGCCAGTCGTGGTGATGTCTCTGGGTTGCACGTTGCATTCCAGATATTCCTCACGGCTGGCCTCATCCGCACTGACAAAATACTTGTGGGTGGACAGGGCTATCAAACGGCTATCGGCGATAGTAATTTCGCCATTGGCCCATCCGGATGCGGGGATCACCAGATCGAACCAGATTCCGAGTACATCGCCGGTACCTGTACCGTTCCGTCCGTTATAAACGGAAATGTTATAGGTTGTTCCATCCGTCATAGTCACTGTGTAAATATCCGCAGTGCCAGGAGTATGGTCACCTTTAGTGAGTTGGATGTTTTCAATGCCGTTGCCGGTGGGGCCAACCAAATCACAACCAATACCGCTGTCGATATACTTCTGCTGAGCGGCGTCCCAGATCCACCAGGTTCCATCCTGCGGCTTAGGCGGCTTACCGCTATATTGCTGAGCGAAAAGAGCACTGGCAGCAGCGTCAGCGGCCGCTTGTGCGGCGGCGTCCGCATCTTCGTCAGCGGCATCCCGAGCGGCTTCGGCGGCAACCTTGGCGGCCAAAGCAGCAGTCTTTGCGGCCTCAGCATCGCCCTCAGCAAGCTCGGCAGCCGTCTTGGACACCAAAGCAGCATTTTCAGAACTTTTTGCCGCATTTTGACTTGCGAGAGCATCGTCTCGGGCAAGCTCGGCAGCAACTTTAGCCGCTTCTGCGGCCGTTTTGTCTGCTGTAGCTAAAACGCCAAGGGTTTCCACTTCAGACCTTACCGTTTTAGCCCTTTCTTCGGCAGCCTTTGCCTCAGCTTCGCTTAATGCAGCAGCATTCTTAGAATCAGCGGCTTCTTGAGCCTTCTGGATGGCGACAGACTCTGAGTTGGCGGCAGCCGTTTCAGAGGTTTTCGCTTCCGCAGCCGCCGTAGTGGCCTCATTGGCCTTGTTCGTGGCGGCGATCTCTGAAGCCTTCGTGTTGGTCTCGGAAATTTTAGCGTTGTTTTCGGAAGTCTTCGCAGCTTGAGCTGAGGCGGAGGCTGCTGTGGCTTTGATTGATGCAGTAGACGCTGATGCGGCCGCTGAATCCTTAGCCGTTTTGGCATACTCCATGGCGCTGGATGACTCCACGTTCATAGCGGAGAGAGCGTCATGAATAGAACCACGCACCTCTTCGCCATAGATAGCGGATAAGATTTTTTGCAGATAGGTGCTGATGTTTGCCAATTAGCTCACCCCTTCCTAATCCTCAAACATCCAATCGACAGCCAGAATCTCCTCTCCGGTGAGACAGCCGATAGCATCCTCATACTTGGCGATCATGAGTTCGACCTCGTGTTCCATCTCGTTGAACGGGGCCAGCTCGTCGCAAAAGTCCTTGAACTTCGGGGAGTCGATCTTTACGCCAATGGTGGTCTGTCCATGCCCATCGGTGATCTCTTCACCGTATTTCTCAATAAGGCTGTTGCGGAACGTCTCATATTCAGTAAGGGCCTCGCCTAATACACGGTAGTTTCGGGCGGCGATATACCCGATTTTATCCCGATGAGACAGAAGTGGCCGTAGATTAACCATCATCTCTGCCATCCGGGAGTTTTTCAATCGCTTTTTCATGATGATTCTCCTTTTTAATCCAAACCTGTAACGGTAGCTCCACTGAAGTCTACATGTCCCGAAAAATAAACAACACCGCTACGTCCACCGATGGTGATGTAGCCGCCACAAGGACTGTAAATGTCGATGTAGGGAGCATCGCCCTCGTAGTAGCTGATGGTGAGCATATGATACCGGCTGTTGCCATAAGGACCATACAGGTTGAAACTTCCATAGCTGCTCCCAGCGATGACGTTAAACTCGCCTCCGTAGAATTCCCCACCTTCGATAACTGGGGATTTGATGGTGGTAGCATCAATGTAAGTGGATTTAATATACCAAGGCATTTCAATGGAGTTAGCCATTTTATAAGCCTGGTTCGCTCGGTTATAGGCGGCCTGAGCCTCGTAGTAGGCATCGTCAGCGAGTGAGTACGCCTGATTCGCGGTTGTCCTGGCGCTATCGGCCAGCGAGTATGCGGGGTTATAGGCCAGATTTTGATTGGTCACCTGCGCCCAGTTGATGGAACTTCCGGCGCCCATAGTGACGTTGCCGTTGATGGTGATGACACCGGTGGAGCTCACCGCAAATGTGATAGCTCCAGTGTTCTTATTCCGGATTGTCAGTCCATACAGGTCCAGATAATCGGAGGCAAACTTGTCTCCGCTCATCATGCTCCGGCCATAACGGTCGAGAAAGTCGGATGCTTGTACAACACCTTTGAAGTCTCCGCTTGCTGCGACAAGCTGACCGCCAAATGTCCCCTTAGCGCCGGATAATGTTCCCGCGAAGGTTCCTCGACGTGCAAAAAGGTTTCCGTCCTCATCAACGGTAAAATTACCGTTTCCGATATTGATAGAGCCCTTTTTCATGGTCAGCTTTCCGGTCTCGAAATCGAGACTAAAGTTTCCACCGTAGTCTTTGAGAACCCCAGCCCGGATAACATCTGCATTAAGTACGCCGGTGGTAATGTAGTCAGCTACAATAGAACCGTCCATCGTAATAGCCAAACCGAAAGTCTTCCCGCCATCGTTGGAGTAGCCGAGACCATTCATATTCCATTTCCACAACTTATCGGCCTTTGTATAGTCACGGACATTGGAAATATAAAGAGTTTCCGAGCCGTACTGGTCCTTGGTGATAGTGATATAGCCAGTGGTGGCCATATTCATGATCTGAGTGGCATTCTCCTTCGCCTCTTTGAGAATGGAGTGGGCTTTGGGCAGGGCCTCAAT